CTTTGGATATGAGTGCAGCTGAATCAGCTGTAAAATAAATTGTATCTTCATATGTAAAATGAGGAACCAGCCATGTCTGTGATTGGCAGCCTGGGACCTCAAACTCCTTCAATTTGAACCTTTCCGGCACGATCGCAGACTTCTTCCCGAAATCCATCAGCCACGTATAGCGGTCCATCATGTCATCCATTGTATTGAGAATATTTATGTAGGACTCTAGCTTATCCTGAATGGTCCAGCCATCCATAAATTTACTGGATACAGGATGAACATTCGTAATTTTGTTCTCTTCCAGAATTTTCATGACCTCTTCAGTCTTCATATAATGTAGTTGGTGTATCCGTCATGACTTACCTTATTCTTGCATGTCCAACAGAATCGCTGGTAACGTGAAGTATAGGAAAACTTATTTTGGCATACATTGCACAAACGTTCCCCAATGATATCCTGATCATCGTCCGGCGCGCGCCTCGTGTTTCTTTTTCTTCGTGAAGCCTCGGGGACCACGTATCCATTTTTGACTTTAATCCTCCACAGTCTTCCTGTAACAGCATGCCTATCAGCACCCACGATGGCGCCAATCTCCTTATGCGTTTTTCCTTCCTTCTGCAGTCGAACTATTGCATTGCTTTTTTCTTCGGTCCATGTCTTATACATTATCCACTTCCTTTCAAAATTTTATTTACGTAATCGTCGATGGGTTCCAGCTTGTCCTGCATCTCTTCTGAGTGAGTTTTCTCTTCTTTTGGTGTAGGTCTTTCCGTAACACCAGGAATCCAATGGTCCCCCAGTGGAAGTAATTTCTTTTTAGGCTCATACACAAACTCGGCATAACAATATTCACATACCACATATCCCTTATCAGTTTTATTTGTGCTATCCACTTTATTATCAAATGTGTAATGTACCCTTGGATGTTGGTCATACTCATCTTCAGATCCATCACAGTAAAATGTTTTTGTGTGAATTATTTTCGGTTTCATTCCCCAAATCCATCTATTGCTCTGACATGAAAGGCACCCTTCTTTTCATCCTCTGAGAGCTCTTCGTATTTCTTTTTATTCTTTTCATACTCTTCCTTTGTCAAGGCGTGCCAGCCCACACACAATCCTGTTGGAGATCTTCCACAACTGCATTTAGCCATGCTTGTACCTCTTCCGGTTACGCTTGTTCCACCTTTTATGCCATGCCCAGTTGCTGATCTTGCTTCCATATGTCTCGCAAACGGCATAGAAGCAATCTTTGGTCTTAAACATTAAATTACCCGGGTACAAACATACCACCCACCTCGTTAAAGCCCCGGTACGGTCAAATATGAAGCTTTTTATTTGGCTTAAAACGGTGATTTTATCTTTTGGATCCCAGACTTCCACTATTTGTTTTTTTCCTCTTTAAACAGCCCTAAAGTCCAATCTGCTTGTTGAATAGCTCCTTTCAGCCCCATTAAAGTTGCTTCCATATTGGCTATTGCTTGTTTGCCCTCGCTTATTTTTGAAACGAGATCATCATGCTGTTTTTGCATCGTTGTTTTTCTTTCTTCAATTACTTTTTTTTCTGGTAACATTATTTTCTCCTTATTTTTAGCCCTAGCCGGATGCGTCTTCTGTTGCGTCTCTTATTAGACCCAACCTTGCGCCTTCCTTTATGCTTCTTTCTTTTTAAGTCCGCTCTACTCACGGTCCAACATATTTCTCTTTATATTTCTCAGAAATCTCCGTAGAGCAATACGGACCGCATAAAAAGTTAATCTTATATTTAAGAGAAGGATACCACGCCTTAGAGAGCGTATATTTCCATTCATTGCCGTCAAACCATTTATCACAGTTGAAACATTTGAATTTAGGAGCCGTCCCTCCCTTAGGGCCCGGTCGCACGCTCTTCGGATCATAGTCCTCCCCTTTCTTATACCCCACAAAGTCCTTCGCATTCATCTGCAAATTCCTCATCGAAAGTTTCACCGAAAAGATTTTGCTGCTTAGGCTTCTCCTGGAAGTCTATTGTTCTTAGAGGAACGCCTGACTTATGTAGAAATAATTCTGCTTCTGTATTCTTCAGTCCTTTTCTAATCTTGTCATCAACCTCGCACGCATCCTCAAAATCTGTTGGATAGTTCTTCTGCATGTTCTTCCACTGGTCATTGTGATGGTATGGACACCCTATGCAGGATGACTTACCCGGCATTGGATGCACTCCGCTGTCCCTGTACCACCTTAGGCAGTCCGCCCTTGACATTTTCATTTCAATGAGAGGCCACCTGGATTCAATCCAGTACATTCGTGCCTTCTTCATGCGCATCGCCTCATCCGTTGATATGCCAATCCACTGTTCAACAATTGTTCCTTTCTTAACTCTATGCCTAGGCTTTATTCCTAAAATTTCTCGCATCTTCTTCTGTATGGGGATAACCTTGTAGTCATGCGTGCATTGACGATAAAGCATCCCAACCTTTCCACCAGGACGCTTTGCGAATAGTGGTGGATTCGGTACGCGTCCGGCGAAAGATTTATGTTCCTCATTTGACCCCTTAATGGGGTTCGCTGCTCGAATAAGATCCTCACGGATATTGCTTCGTTCCACAGTAATGATGGGGCAAATCGTTATTGCTTTCTTTAAATATTCTACATGTTCATAGACAAAGGATGGCTCCCATCCTGTATCGGCAAATATCATGTAGTCTGGTTTGTGTTTTGTTAGTCCTTCTTGGGCCATGAGTGCGAGACAGGATGACTGAACCCCTGCTCCGAGCGAAAGGATACGCAGTGTTGGCTCTTTTTTGTTTCCTTCCTCATCAAAGTACTCCGGCTCTTTCGTAGCAGCCACCGCAGCCATTGTGTTAAGTTGCTTACGATTAGGCTTAAGTTTTGTAGACATTTCTTCCAAAAGTTTTCTTCTCTCATATTCCATCTGCTCCTGGTTAATAGCAAAATTGTGCTTGACACTAGTAGCTCTTTTCTTTCCTTGGGCCCTATACCCGGGTTTTCCTTTACTATTCGTTGTCATTAAGTTCTCTAATTGTTTGGATTATTTTTTGCGTATAATACACGTCTTCAGCGTAAATTGCAAGTGTCATTGCTAACCTTTCCACATCAACTAAGTCACTGATATACTGCTTCATTCTCTCTTCCCTGAAGTCTTTATAATGATGGAGATTATTTAATAAGTCGATATAGTAAGATATGGATTCGCATTTAGTCTCAAAGATCCTAAGCCCCCAGCTAGCATTAGGTATATCAAGCGGCTTCATTTGGTCATCTGCAGAGTCAAACGTGCGAATTCCCATAAGATTGTTTCCTTCAACTGCAAAGCGTGAGCGTCCCCACTCGGATTCATGAATTGCTTGCGCTACAACTAAATTCACAGGAACTCTATTCTCCTCCTTTTCCATAGAATTCAAATGAAGAGTGCATGATTCTACAGCCGTAATAAATTCCTCATTATTCATATAAGTCATGCTTGGACTAAAACAAAAGCATATAAGCATTGTACTACACAGCCAGTTCATCACCCACCCCAGCTTTCGCCAAGATGCACATCAACTTTGGATGGAACCTTTAGCTCCACGCAAGTTTCCATGATCTCTTTTATTTGATTCCCTTGTTTTTCATCCTTGACAGAACAGTCCAGTTCATCGTGGACTTGTATAAGAGGAATAATTCCCAACTGCTCGTATACCTCCACCATGGCTTTCTTGGTTTGATCCGCAGCTGAACCCTGAATTAAACGATTTAATGCCTTGTAGGTAAATGCTCTTTTAATTGCCATTCCATACTCCGTTTGTGCCTGATTAAGAGGAAGTGGCCTGTGAACTCCGAATGAGGATGGTTCCCATAGCTCAAATCTGCACTTGCGTCCAAGAAGTGTGCGTATGATTCCCTTGTCATTGGCACGGCTCATAACCGCATTCAGCATCCCTTTCATAAACGGCACTTTATCATGGAAAGAATTCATCATGATTTTTGCTGCCTGCGGCTCCATATCCAACTCTCTTGCGAGCTTGTGATACCCCATTCCGTAAATAACTCCAAGCCCTATTGTCTTGGCTAGTTTTCTCTCTATACCGGCCATATCTGCTGTCTGTTGATGAAAGTCCAGATCTTCCTTCTGGTATGCTTCCTGGACCTCTTTTGATCCAGACATATTAACAAGCCGTGCAAAATGGGTTAAAAGCCTGGGCTCTTGCTGCGAATAATCCGCTTTAAGCCAATACTCACCCCTCTCCGGAATGAAAAGTTTCCTAACGCTACTGGCAAATTGTCCTCTGCTTGGGATTTGCTGTAAATTTGGGTGATTGTAACTGAAGCGACCAGTAACAGTACCCCCACTATCGGAGCGTATTTGGTTAATATGCGCATGTATTCTTCCATCCTTATTATACTTTAAAACACTATTTAAGAAAGTTCCTTGCAACTTGTTTAATTCCCTCGCCTGTGTAATTAATAATGGAAGTTCATGGGGATGGTCAGTTAGGAACATCTTTGTAAAGGAAGGTGCGTCTGTCTTTTCTGTTCTTTCATAAGGCAACTCACAGGCGTCAAAAGCTGCTGCAACAGATGCGGCTGACCATATCTCCACTCTCAAGCCGGTTAATTCATTTATTCTCTTTATTATCTTCTTTTCTTTGTTCTTAAAACGTTCTAATAGCTTCATGGAATTTGGAATATCCACTCTCACCCCTTTTTTGGTCATGCTGAGGATCACGTTGATCAAGCGACATTCTATGTCATATATGGTGTCTAGGTTATCAACTTTAATTTCTGCTGATAATTTTTCCATGAGTTTTAAGGTTAATCTTGCATCTGTTTCTGCATACTCGCCCACAAACTGCGATGGTAACTTATACATTTCACTTTTAGGATCTATACCAAAAGATGTTGCTGCTTCTCTCAGTTTTGTCTCGTCTTTTCGCTCGCCAAGTTTATCCTTGACACAACTGTCAAGACCGTAGGAAAATCTATTCTCATCTATCAATGCCATTGCCACTAAAGTATCATGAATTTTTCCCTTGACTTCTATTCCTAAGGTTCCTAGCCATCCAATATCATATTGAGAATTATGAAACACTTTTTCAATTGAACCGTCTTCACATATAGACTTAATATATTTCACCACTTTCTTTTCATCCATATTCCCACTTTCATGATTAATAGGATAATATCCTGTGAATCCATTGGCAGAGACAGCAATTCCAATGACCTGTCCATTTCCAGTGGGCCATCCTGGACCCCTTCCCATTAGTTCCGTGTCGCACGTCTCAAGATCAATAGCTACCTTATCGTGGCCACTCAGATCAGGAAATGTAGTAGGTGGTAGCCATTCTGAATTAACTTCCTTTGAAAATAAATCTTTCATTTTTTTTCCTTTGCTAGTTTTTTAACGTATTTTCTGGTTATTTCTCCCCTAATATCTCCTTCAGATTTAGGGTATTTATCTTCCAGGAGAAGTTCAGCATAATGAATAACTTTTTCAATATCCTGTCTTCCTCCCTTGATGCTGTGCCTCGTAATATACTTAACAATGTTTCCTTCATACCAACCCAGTTTATTCTTGACAATATAATGGCTTGGTTGGATCACCATCCTCTTATAATGATCTCCTCCTATTTGTTTTTTATGCGCACTCATATATCATAGCCGTTGTATTGCTGAGGTTTAATGATGTGTAATTCTTTTCTTGCGCGTGTCACTCCAACATAAAAGAGACGATGCGTATCGTCTGGATTAATTTCCATTTCTTCCCGAGTTGATCGTGAGATATCGGTAAAAAGCATGACATTGTCCGCCTCTCCCCCCTTTGCCCCATGGATAGTGCTTAAATGAATTTGCGGTTTATCGGTTAAGGAACGATTTCTTTGTTCTATGGCTCTTGCGTATAATACATCGCGGTCCGATACTTTATCCAGTGCCACATCCCACGGAAGACCAGCTACTAATAATCCTTGGTGATTAACAAGCTCCTCAATGTCATAGGTCTCTTTGTCAGCTGTTCTTAATGTTTTGTACCCGCGTTGCACGCCAGTCCCTAGCGAGAGATAAGAATAAACGGTCTTTACTGCATCCAAAGTTATAGGTTCCCCTTCCCCCAACCTTTTCCAGGAATCGATGGCATCTTGTACTGTCTTGGATATGGATGGTTGGTCTTTCCTCGTGTAGAGAAGACCTTGCGTCCTAACATCACGTTGAATGTCATCCAGCATATAATTTGTGGATGCCAGAATAAACCACTCTCCTTCGTGAACATTAACACTTCTTGAATGGGCATGGTATTCAACCAGTCCTTTTTGGTTGGTTCCAATCCATTCCTTGGGTCTTCTGTGTCTAACTCTTTGAATAATAGTGCGTGACAAGTTCTGAATGGCTTGTGCACATCTATGAGATTGACGAAGAACTTGTACTTCTCCTTCCATTCTAATAAAATATTCGACATCAGCTCCAAGCCAACGATAGATGGCTTGGTCATCATCTCCGCTGATATAAACTTTTTTTGCATATTTGCATATTTTCCTGAGCATAGCCCATTGAAGATTGCATAAGTCTTGAGCCTCATCTATAAAAACAAAGTCCAAGGGAGGTACTTCTCCGTGTTGAACAAAGTTATCAATAAAGTCAGTGAAATCAAAAAGCTGTCTTTTATTTTTAAACTCTTCGAATGATTCCTTCGCCCTTTTAAATGAAAACCATGATACTTCTCCATTTAATCGCGGAGTTCGTTGATAATGATCATGAAGGTCTCTCCCCCTAAGCCGGCATTGATTGGCCTCGTTTAATTGCATATTATCAATTCTAGTTAGTCCTATCTCATCATTCACATAGACATTTCCTACATCCATTCCAAACTCATTGCCAAATTCTTCATAATTACTTTTGTTCATGACATCTGACTTGACCATTCCAAGCCTGTGATATGCAAAGCTGTGCAATGTTTGAAAATACATCAGATCTTTTTCTTCCAAGTTGAATTTAATGAGCGCCCGGTCTCGCGCTCCATGCGCTGCCTTCCTGGTGAAAGCAAGGAACGCTATGTTGTAGGGGTGCGCTCCCTCGGCCAGCTTTTGGTCCACTATACCCAGTAGAGTATGCGTCTTGCCTGTGCCGGGTGAGCCTAATATAATATTAACTTTTGACATCTATCTCTCCATATACTTCTAATATTCGTTTACAATCATCAGGTGTAACACCATGTTTTCTACTGTTAAACTCCCATGTACAAAAAACAATATTACCTTCTTCATAAGGAATCCTTGGATCTATACGGTCAATGGATAGATTGGTGGGTCTACTTTTCTTCCAACCTTCTCCAGTTGAGCGTTTAGTGGTAAGTTTAACCCCAGTATATCTGCAATGAGGACCGTACTCTTTTTTATGCTTATTCCATAACTCTAAAAGATGATCCCTGCCTTTAATACTATAAGGGACATTTCTAACATATTTAATTGAGGCCCATAAATTATAAAAATATCCTTTTTCTGATTCCATATATCTTAAATCAGTTATATTTCTCTTTGATTTATTAAAACGGTATTTCATCTATCTCCTTTATTTTAAAATCTGAATCTTGTTTTGGAAATGCCGGAATCCACCACACGCGGGCTGACTTTCCCTTAATATTCCATTTAGCAAAACGGTCCTCATCCGTTAGCTTTTCTCTTTCCTCTTCTGTAAGAGGACGATCCTGAAGATCTCTCAACCTTGCAATTATCTGCCCAGGATTATAATAATTGAATTTTTTCCTTGTAAGATAGTCCTGAAGATCATTGAGTCTAAACCATGTTCTTTTTTCCTCTGTCCATGGACGGGAAAGAAGAATCTCATCTCTATTTAAGGCCTGCACGCGATCAGTACAAAACTCCTGGAGATAAGCTTCAAACTGACCAGCGACAGACCCGTCATCAGCGACAGTAATTAAAGTTTGCTTATCGAGCAATCTAGTAATTGTTTCCTGCCATACTGAGGGCTTTACAATAGGAGGCATTATATTTAATGCATTCATGCAAGCACGTTGAAATTTATGTTGTACTTGCAACTCCTCTGTTTGTAATTCTAATCTTGCATCATCTCCGACTTGAAGAAACCAAACTGGAGGACGAGTATCTAATTTTGCTAAAGATGTTATATCTATAGGGCCATTGTCTCCCTGAATACCATACTTGCGAGTGCGACAAAGCGTTGCGTTACAATAGGCATTAATAGGTGGCTCCTTACATTTATAATTATAGCTCTTTTTTTCTAATTGTTTTTGAACAATAACAACTTCCTGCGCCGCTAGTGGAGGTTTCATATGGCTTCTGTTGTGTTCTTCCAGTAATATTTTCCAATTATCCGGGTCAAATTTTCTTAGATAAACCCCAATATTAAATAGACCATTGTTTCGTGTTCCCTCAGGAAATCCTTGGGTGCATAATTGTTGCAGGCATGGAG